AGCAGACCAGAATTCTTGAGCCTTGTTGGGTGCCACGAACGCGAACTCGTCCACGTACAGGAGGGAGATCGAAAGACCACGACCGGCGTCCTTGGCGGTGGCTCGGCTAATGATACGTGAACCGTTGTCGAAGGAGATGGTACCCTTGTTGTATTCCACAACACCAGCACGAAGCCAGTTGTGTTCTTCAAGGTTTTCATATGCGAACCTGATACGATCCATGATTTCCAGCGCGGCGGTGTATTTGTTACCTGCGATTAGGATTGTAGTGTCGGGTTCGAACATTGCTTTCCAAAGAAGGAAGGCTGCCGCACAAGTAGTTTTTCCCATCTGTCGAGCAGTGAGCGCGATGCAGTATTGATTCTTATGGAAGGCGTTGATCAGGTTGACCTGATAGGGGTAGAGGTGGAAGGGTAGTCGACCCTTCGTGGGATGCTGAACCTTCACATACTTCTCACAGAAGTAGATAGGGTTACTCATACACATCTTGAGTTCGTCGATGTGATTGATGTTATAGCGATCCTTGCTATAACCCTTTTTGACGATTTCGATGTCGTTGTTTGCCATATATAGCCTTTTTAATTCTGGAGACTAGGCAATGATGGCGGGCCTCCTCGGAGGCGGCGGGGAATCACAGCTAGAAGCCATTGTTTCGATCTCTGGGTGGTGCTGGGTATTCCCCAACCAACACCACCCAGTCTGTGTCTTACTTGAAGACCTTTACTGGAACTTTCCTACTGCGAGAAATACCGGCATCTTCGAGATCCTGCGCTACTTCTTCACGATTGTTCATCCAATCATCGTATGAAAATTGGAACATAACCTGGCCAGGCGTGAGTCCACGGTTCTGATCGTGAACAATGGTAACATGCTCACCATTGTTGTAGTCGAGACGACCAGAGCTGATGCAATAGCGTGGTGTATAACCTGCACGAGCCTCTTTGCCCACAACGTAGACGTAACTACCCGCGTCGAAGTAACTTTGATCCAACGCATCAAAGGTTGCGTTATCACCTGTAGGTAGAAGAATCATCGAGGGACCGTAGCGACTTTCACGCTCACGCCAGTCATCACCTTCTTCTAAGCTATCATCATATTCTCTGTCTCTGTGATCGTCTGGACGACGCGAGTCCTCGATGTCAGCGGCGTTGGCTAGAAGATCTTCGTCAAATTTACCGGATGCAAAATCATCCAGGATAGCATCAATGGCGTGTTTGTCGCTACCATCAGGTGTTCTACCATCCAGTTCAACAACCGCGATGTCTTCAATTTCAGATTCCGAACCCGGATCATAGTTCTCAGGTGGTCCACTGAAGCGTCCTGATTCAGGAGAACCCCAAACCACATTGTAGGAGATCGTTACATCAATCTCACGATAGTCAGCTTCGCCGTCGGTGCCGAAACTCAGGCAAGTGGAGAAACTGTAGCCTTTGCCCGTTGCCTCGTTGACAGACTCACGAGTACTCCAAACATCGTCAATGGCAGCTTGCGCCGCATATTCGTCAACAAAGGGACCCACTAGGTCTGGTTGACCCTCTTCCTCCCACGCAGGGATAACCCAGTCGGAGCCATATCCAGTTGACTCATAACGCGACACTCCCCAACCCTGGCTACCATCATTGCGGTACTTTCCCAGATTCACCGGGCGCATATCGCCTTCCCTAGGATATTGATGGGCAATCACCTCTTGAAGGTAGTCCTTGAAGCCGCGCATTTCAGCCAATGGATTGTCACCACTCCTTGCCGGAGTGGGAACAGTAGGGGCGCGAGCTGTACCTGGACGACTATCCGAACCAGGATAAACTCCACCCTTGCGGCTGGAAAGTTCCACACCGTAGTCATTGGATTCCGCGCTCTCCATGGGAGCGTCCATACCAATGTCTGCTGGTTGGTCCATAACCGAGGGGTCGTCTTGAGTCATCTGTTCTTCGTCAGTGATACGAAGTAGCGCCATGATGCTACGAATATCAGGGCTATTGATATTGGTGCTCATCTTACCATCCGGTGAGGTGATAGAGAGCGTCGCTGCACCGTTCGCCGTACCCGTGACATTATTCAGACCCGCACGCTTGATGATCTGAACTAGTTCAGCTTCATCCTCAGCATTGATAGTCAGACTGCCATCCATCCCATTGTCATGAGTGTTGATGGTGAGTGTCGCTGCTTCTTCGAGTTTCTTCTTTTCAGTCATGATGTCTCCTTAGTCTTTACGGACTTGCTTGGTAGTGCGAGACACCACCTTCTTCACACCCTTGTCATCGACGTACAGGGCTTTGAATTCTTTATCGCTGTCGAGATTTACGCCAGTGTGGTGAACATCTGAGGGAGCAACAGCTTTCTTACCGGTCTTGGACTTCGCTACCTTGGGAGCATCCTTGATACTCGCATTGAAGTCCTCAGCCTCTTCCTTCTTGAGCCAAGCAAAACGAGGGGTCTTCTTGATCTCAGTACCGTCGAAGGTGATCTCTTCTCGGTTCGCTGCAATCTGACTCAGATAACCGAGGAACCTTTCAGTGTAATCGTTACCCGTCTGCACCTCAGTGTCAACGGCTTCGTTATATTCACTATCGTTGAGCAGGGCTGCTGGTGTGAGTCCACGACCCTTTGCTTCTTTGGCCATATCGTGGGCTGCTTTCTCAGCAGTGTTCACGAGTTCAACAGCCTCATCCTTGCCCCGTACCACAATCTGGCTCTCGGGCATGGGGATTTGGTTGCGGATGTCTTGCACCAACACCAAGCTACTTGCTGGCACTCCTAGAATGATGTCTACCATATAGACTTCAGAAAGACCATCAACATGGGGGAAATCCATGGGGTTCTTCTGAGCTGCGGTGCGCTTCACAGCGGAAACGTCAATGACGTTGTATTTACGAAGACCGCGTTCCATTTTATCTAGGAACACGTCGTCGATCTCGACCAGAGACTTCACTCGGAAACTGAACTCCTTAGTGGACTCTGCGAGATAAGAATGGAAAGTTTTCATGGGCACCTCGAGTGAACTACCCACTATTTAGCCATCAGGCTTAAAGTTCGCCGTCCTTGATCTTCTTCATCAAGTCATTACGGTCCGCAACGATACTGGCCAAAGTGGGAGCGTCGCCCTTACTGTCAGTGACCTCGGCATCAATAGTTCCATTCAAGCGGTCTCTCTGTAGATCCGCATTGAGTTTTTCGCGCTCCATTCGAAGTTTGAGCGTCTTGAGTTTCTGATCTGCTTTACTTTTACTCGCGGTCACGGCCAATTCCAACATTCGGGCGGCGGGCATGAAAATGGATCCAGCGTGCTTGATCTCTACGTTGAAAGCGAGATCCAGGATCTCCTTATGCGCCTTCATCGCTTGATCGATGACGTCATTCATTTCTGCTTCGTGAGTCTCCACCCCGTCCTCATCTTTCATAATCATACTCGAGGGATCGAGATGCCGTAGAGCATCTGCCATACGATCTACTTCCGCTTGAGTGGCCTCATCGACGGCACCAGCCAGTTCTTGACGAGCTTCTGCAAGCGCATCTTCGAGGCGCGGCAGATTTAATTCATCTTCAATCTGTGTAGTCATACGCTTACTTTTGTACCTCTGCCACCCTAAAGTGGAGTTATATCTATACTTATTAGGCTAGAGGCTTTGGTAGACAGAAGTCTACTTCTTTGCGGTGCGATACAACTGCTCCGCAGTCATAATTCGGAATTTCAGACCGTTCTGCGCACACCAGGCCACAGCAGCTTTCCACTTGGCATGGTTCACAGCAACAATCTCTTGGGCCTTCTGATTCCGTGCCAATTCCATTATGGTCTGATTCATGGGCTTGATCTCGATGATCTCTCCGTGCATGGCACCGTCCTTGTCCACATACTGGATAAAGAAATCTGGAATGTAACGATGCCATTTAGCTGTGAGTGGATGTTGGTAGGGGATCTGGATACTCTCACTGGACCATGCAACGATATTGGGATGCTTATCGCATACGCTCATGAATGTGAGCTCCCACGCGGAGCGGTATGTGATAGGACCCTTGTTGCCTACATACTTGTCTCGGTTTGTGGGATTGAAAAGTCCTTGATTGTAATAGGCCATTATCTACCCCTTAGGGCACCAAGCCCTCGGAGAGCACTACTGATAGCACTACCCACATTGTTGTTTCTAGAGCCCGTATTGGCTACTCCACTGGATATTGTAGACACGGTGTTAAGGATCTGATTCACATTTGAACCAAACTGGAAACGCCCTGTTACAGAACTCATGAGACTGTTACCGAAGGCAATTTCATTTCTAGCAGGAAGTTCACTCTGCAGAATATTCAATGGATCCTGAATTGTGCTAATCAACCGATTGAGTGGATTGAGGATGCCGTTGGAGTTGGAGTTGCCGCCAATGAATCCAGATACGGCTTCTTGTACTCCGGGGCTCATGTGCTTGAGTACCCCAGGTGCCACGATAGGCTGGTCACCTGTTTCATAGAAGCCACTCGTGTCTAGACCCATCATCTTGATAAGGTCGTCGGTGAGTGGTTCACCAAGAGCTCGTTGGATAATACCTTCGTATTCAAATGTGAGTTGTACTTCACTGGGTGAATCACCATTTGCGTAGTCTAGATCATCGGGGTCGAAGCTTGCGATTTTGGGATGGATGAGATCGAACTGATCATAGATACCGTTGTAGAACTGAATGACTTCAATCTTACTGAAGAAGTAACTCTGGTTAGGTTCTCCAGTGGGAGGAATAAAGCCCCACGATCCAGTATTGATGAATTCATCCAAGGTGACATCATAGAACCACGCATCTTCGGCGGTGTTCTGGCGATCGCCGTAGTAGAAGTTGTAGTAATCATTGAACATCTGGAGGACACGGTTGTCAATCGTGTCGTGGAGTCGCACATTCATGGCGCCGAATTCGGCTTTCTTCTGAATGACACGCTTCTTGTTGTACTGATTTAGAGTCTCAGTATCAAAAGAGACTTTGGGCTTGTCTAGGTTCTTAACTACCAAGCCCAGGTTTTGATCCCATGACGATGTGCTGTTTCCCACTGCTCGGTGGAAACGTACATAGTAGGTAAATTTGGCCTTGGGAACTGAGCTGAAACTCGATCCACCAAGGCCAAATGTCTGTGAAGCTAGGCGGCTATCCCGGACCATCAACGGACGGCCCTGGATGTCAACTGACTGACCGCCGCGAGCCGTGATTGCCATTTAGGTGATCCTTATAGACGTGTGCCTGGGATTAGCTGAGGTGCTGTTTCCATAAGGCCATCTGCTAGAGTCGCGTTGTCGAAACGGATCTGCATGGAGATGGTTTGGAATTGACTGTCACTGTAGTCCATGTCGCCGTAGTCCACGTTACCCAAGAAGCAACCCTCTAGTGTCCATGATTCCAGGACGTTGTCATTACCACCGTCCATGGTTTCTACGAGCATTACGAATTTGTAGTTGATGCCCGAGGCAAATGCTGTCTGCTCAAAGTGGTTGAGCTGCTTCTGCAACTGGTGACCAACGAGACGGCTAACCGCGTTCGTAGCGTCATCCTTGACTACGAGAGTGACTTCTTCCCAAGTGTGCTTACCAGCATAATAGGCAGTCGAGTTGTAACTATGCACAGGAACCATTTCATGGTTCAGCTTTGGCTTAGTAGTGCTTTGTACTTGTTGGGTGAGTTCAAGGCCACCGGCGATCGGACCAAAGTTGATCACGCGAACGCGGTAGCGATACTTGTACTTGAGCTGGGTCATGCCACCGCGACCAGCACCGCCGCCTAAAGGCACACCATATTTCGATAGGGTCTCGGCCAATGTAAATCCTCCTAAACAGGAGCACGTCGATCTCGTGCTTATCCTATTATTTATCCAGAGGTCATAAGTGCTGCTTTTACTTCACCCAAGTCATGGAAATGGCGGGGCAAAGCCCCGCCATTCTCTTTACTTCGAGAAGAAGTCGCTGATTAGCTGCGGTGCAGCCGAATCAAAACCAACCACGTCCATCATACCACTGTCCTTGGGATCAGCGATGGTGAAGCCCGTAGCCGTCATACCTACTACCACGAGCTTGCCGGCCTTGCCGGTTGCCTGACGGTAGTCTCGCAGAGCCTGGGAGGGCTGAATACGACCAGCGTAGGTTTCGTTGTCTGTGTAGACAGCGAAGTTCTCCACTGCAGGTAGGTTCTTCTGAGCCCACGTCATGGGAAGCGAGCAGTCCGTGGTACCGAATGGTAGTCCGTTCATGATAGCACAGACATCATCGAGTCGCTGACGAGGCGAGATCTTCAGGATGGAAACCGGACCGCTCTGGACAACGTCCTTGCGTCCCGCGAGGCTTCCGCCTCCCCAACCATAGCTGGAGCCACGTTCACCAGTGAAACCAATGAACTCGAAGTTCTCTTCCACATTGGCGGTGATCAGTGCCATCGCGGCCGCACCAACCCGAGGGCTGAGTCCGGGGACGCCGGCAATCTCTCCACCACACATGGAGCCCGATACGTCGAGAGCCAGCAGCGTGTTCTTGCCCGAAGGCGTCACGTTACCAAAGCTCTTATAAAAGGCACCGTCGAGAGCATCCACGATACCACGAACTGGAGTCCAGGTCGAGGAGCCACGAACGCTACGTCCCGCGCTATACGTCAGCAGGGCCGACAGGATCGCGATGGGGTGGACACGAGCCTTACGGATCGCTTCTTCGTCCTTGAGCTTGGACTTGACCAGGCGTTCTGCATCACTCATCGAGGTCAGCAGTCCGTTCCGGGTCATGGTAGCCAGGTTACGGATCATTGCCGTCATAGGCATGTTTACCAGCAAGGCTTCCCATACCGTCTTGTCGGTTAGGAATTCAGTTGGGATCGCTTCACGAGGAAGGTTGTGATCCGTGATCAGCTGGATGATTTCCTTTGCCGACGTGGCGCGTTTGGCACGTTCGAAGGCCTGGATCTGCGAGTGCAGGTCGGCCGTCAGGTCGGGACGAGTCACGACCGTGTCAGTGCCATCCTTTCCACGAACCTTGCGGTCCTTGGAACCCACGCCCTCGAGTCCACCAGTCATCCAACGCAGAACCGCATCGCGATTGGCGTCATCGGTCTGAGGGTGCGAGAGACGGAGCAGGTCACGGTGCGACCAACCATCACGAGCCTGATACTTAATAGCCTGGGTAGCCAGACGATCAACGGGCATCTCGAGGTACCAGTTGGCGATACCGTTCTTCAGGGCACGGCCCCAACCACGGAAGTTCTCCACATACGAAGCGTAGTGGAAGAGGTGCGTACCGATACGCGCCACCTTGGGCAGCGCCGCGATAGCAGCCTTACGAGTTGCCTCGATGTCCGCAGCAGAGCACAGGGCCAGCACGAACAACGCGGGATCGTTCTTGGGAGCGCGGCCACTGTGGCTGATCTCAACGACACGGTTCACCACTCGCACACCATCTTCCGCGATGAGCTTGGCCACCGTGGTGTAGTTCTGCTTCGTGATGTCCTGTTCAGTGGCGTAGTAGGTGCCACCCTCGGTTCCGAGGATCAGGAAACGGTCGAGCTGGTCCCAAGGACTCAGCTTGAAGGAGAAGCCACCCGCGCTGTTAGGCGTCATGTCAGCTTCGCGACCTGGGATGGCCTGGGTCTGTGGGGTTGCGCGAGCAGTTGCTCCAACGCCAGCCAGAGTCTTGCTATAGTTAGTCATCGTCGTCTTCCTTATTCGGCTCAGAAACCCCTGAGCAAGGGTGAGGGCTGGGGCCCTGGGAATCGATCTATGAGCGCTGAAAATACAGAGCAGGGTTTGAAAGTCAAGGGCTAGTGTGGAAGATTGTGATCTTCCACATAATTCCTCAACATATTCAAGACGTCATCCGTACTGTTGAACCACTTGTTGATCTTCATGGGCCTCGAAAGGCTGACATGAATCAACGTAGGCGAGAACATTCGAATGAGGCCACAGCCTTCGAAACGGCCGTTACCAGCTTCTCTTTTATACCAACGGCGCTTGTAATGGGCGCTGGTTGGGAATGGTCGATAAGTGTTTGGAACGCAAAGCAGTTCCGCACACTCCTGGTAGAAGCGCTCTTCTACCGCAAACTTTTCTTCTATCATCTCACTCCTATTTAACAAGGAGTAGCGATAAAGTCAAGTTAACAGGCGTTTTTAATCATCTTTGAAGATATTCAAGAGTTTCTGCATCGCATCTACCTCCTGTTTGTTCCGTTCTACGGCATCTGGTGTCCAAAGAGTCTTGCGCTTGGCTTCAGCAAATTCTTTGAAATGTGCAACCAAGGCACCCTCGAGGTTAAGAATCTCATCGCAATGCTGCAGAATGAGAGTGTTAGGATACAGTTGTGAACGGAGACTTTCGATATGTTCAAACGCCTCGATGGCACTCATCCCATGTTGGACGCAGATGCCGATTGCGATTGCAGTGGAGCGACTAATGCCCGCGTGACAATGAATGAGAACAATGTCGTCATCCGTGAGATCCGCAGTGAATGCCAGCACCCGCTCAATCTGGTCCTTACGCGGCGCCTTATAGTCCAAGCCGTATGCTTGAACGTCTCGGTCACTATCGTCCGCATAAGTGATGAGATGGTTAGCCTCCGGTTCGATCCACTTTCCACCCTCGTGGATTGTGTCTAGGAAGCTAACGGTGCGGGTGGGCCAACCCTCTTGGATCAGCCCACCTGCTTCTTGAATACCTGTGATCTTAATCTTGAACATACCTTAGTGTAACAGAGGTATGTCGAGATTGCGATAATCTAGATACTCATCCGGTTCAGTTCAGTCGACGGGATTCACAACCACACGGGCCATGGTCACCGAAGCGAAGAGGCTGACCTTCTGCGTCAGACCAACTTCTTCACCACCGCCGCCAGGAGCGGCATTGCTGGTGGCCATGTAGGAGGCTGCCTCGAGACCCTTGCCGCGCAGGACGTTGTTCTGGGCCACGTAAGGGGTGTCGTTGAAATCAACGCCGGCCACACGCCACTGACGATCGGCTGCGTTGCTGGTGAGAACCTGTTGAAGCAGTTCACACTCTTCGCTGGCCATTTCGTAGAGCTTCTTGCGCAGCTCTTTCTTGGCCTCGGCCACCACGTTCCTGGGTGGGGTGTAGTCCACCGGTCCGGCAGTGATCTTGAAGCCTTCCACGCTGGCCTGAGTGGCCTTGTGAGCGAGACCAGCGGCAGCAGACTCGGAGACCCGAGCAACAGCAGCAGCGGAAACGATCTCACGACCCGAATCATCAGGGCGACGGTCCAGCGAGGTCAGGCTCCATTCTGCATCGAGCAGAGTCTTGAGCTTGCCGGTGATGGTGGTGCGAACGTCCACGGCTTCTGCAGCCGTAACGCTCATACGAATGCCCACACTGACCTTCACAGTATCAGTGGGGATAGATTTCTCAGCAGTGAGTTGAATCACTACCGAGTCTTGGACGATTTCAAACGACATGGTGCTTCTCCGTTGCGAGCACGTCTGTTTAGCAGACGCGCCACCGTTAATCAAACATTAGAAAGGTGGGTGGCTTCGGAGGAAAATGCCACCCACAAAAGTTATCCCGGCTTTTACCTCCGAAGAGAAGGGACCTTTGTGGTCCGGGACCTTCTCGATCTAAAAGGGAGAGCAGTCCGAAAACCACTCTCCCCTCTAAGGCTTACGCCCGCGAGACACATTACTGTTCTCGTAAACCCTCAGACCCAGTTGAATGGCATAACGGCCTCAACCGATACACCCCTGTCTGAAAGCGGATCCATCCCCTAAGGATTACTCCTCATGGACAGCGAGCATCCCCAACCATAATCCAACAGCACGAGTGGGTGTTACCTCAAGGGTAACAGAGCAAGTGATGTCCTGGGAGAACGGACAGCTCAGTTGAACTGCCGCGTTTTAAGTGGCCGAAGCCACCCCCGTACCGTGTCTATGTTCAGAGTGCCTACCTACTGATTATCTGTAAGATAACCCAACACGTCGGCTCTTATGTTCAATATAACTATACCTGTTCTCAGTGTCAATACTCAGTCATGGAAAAGGCGGGGATTTCTCCCCGCCTTTTCCGTTTAGTTGTTGCCTGGGTTATAGAGACTCTGCAAGTCAGCACCCGTATTCACGATACGCACTGGAATGTAGATGAACTCCACGGTCTTCTCTGGCTGGATAGCGATATCAATCCACATCTCGTTGCGGTCGATGCGCAGGGCAGTGTTGTTGGATTCATCACACACCACAATGAAGTCGTAGAGCGCTCGCAAACCAACTAGGTCACCCATGAACCTTGAGAACGCAACCTCCACCGAGTTACGGGTGTGTTCGTTATTGTTCTCGAAGAGGAATGGACGAGCGAGGTTGTCCAGGTTGAAGCGCAAGTAGTTGATCAGTCGAGCAACGTTCACGCGGTTCATAGCCGAATCTACTGGGCTACGAGTCTTCTGACCGAAGACCGTTAGACCACGGTTTGGCATGAAGGCAATTGGGTTGATATTGTTGGCTTGTAGAACACCACGTAGGCCATCGCTGAGCATGACGCCACGGAAGGTACCGTCAGTCTCAAGATAACCAACATTCGTTGCATTGGAAACGAGACCACGATTGTAACCAGCCGGGGCCATCCAAGGATAACCCACCGTGTCATTGTACGCAATGGTACGCAGAGCCATGGTCGATGGTGGGATCATGATTTCAGTTCCATCAACGTTCTTACCCATACCCCAAGGATAGTAGATACCCACATAGGCGTCTGCTGTGGTTAGACCGTCTTCACCATTGCTAGGTGCGCTCTTCCTGTTCTGTGCCCAATCAATCAGTGACTGAGTCTTAGGAGCAAGGCGAGCCGGTGAATCACCAACCACAAATGCGGTGTATTTCTTATCCACATTCAGCGTAACCATTTCATCGATCAACTCTGGATAGCCAGGAGAAGCGATTAGGTTGAAGTTCAGTGTTTCAGCACGGATGTCTTCATTTCCAGCTAGGGTGGCAGCTAGACTCTGCACGATCATCTGACGTTGCGCCTTACGACCGAAGAAGGTCTTGCCATTGGCATCTGCACCACTGACTGAAACCCAACGACCAGCCGATTCAACAGGCTGGAAGTTAGCGAGGCCAACGCTGTAGGTGTCCACAGTGTAATCCGTTTCCGGGTCGTAACCACCGTCCAGGAAGTATTCTGGCTCCCACTTCTTGACGTTGTTTGTCGAAGCACGAGTGTTGAATAGAAGCACACCCTCGGGATAGAGACGGGCATCAGGAGCGTCTGGGTCCACGTAATCACTTACTAGAAGTTCTGCCACAGTCCGAGGACCGTCTAGTTCACCATTGGTGGAATAGCGAGCATCTGTGAACAACAGGCCGCCAGGTAGGGTTTCATCAGCAGTGATGATACCCCAACTTAGAGTAGAGTTGTTCCAGCGAGCCATACGTGGATAGTTCTCGAGATCGGACGTATCAAGCCATAGGTCCTCATCAACCAATGGTGTTCCATCAGTTTGAGTACGAGGACGGGTGGCCGAAAGAATTACACCCCTGGGATCAGTGTTGGGGAAACGAGTCTTGTAACCTGTCCAGATACCACTTGCCGCAACCATCACGTCAACTGTCAGCACGTTGTTGAACCATAGTGTTCCCGCGTCAGGAACCGAAACAGGAGCGTTCACACCTGCTTCATACACTAGGTCTTCCCACGCATCTCCATTCCACAAACGCAAAGCTTGCGTTGCAATGGCGTCGTTGACTTGACCCGAGGTGTTAACCTTAACGTAGAGGCTACCAACAATCTTGTCCGTGCCCAATACGGTGTTGGCCTGGGCATCATCAACGAATTGGCGTGCAGGAACATCTACCCACACATCCAGGTTACCGTTGTAAACTTTGACTTTCCAATCCGCACCTAGATTGAAAGGTGTGGTTTTGATCCAGACGTCGCCAGTGGCACTATTTTCGGGAACCTCATAGTGGAAAGCGTAGGTCAACTTGTTACCAATAATAGTCTGAGCAGTAATACCCAGAGTAGTCAGTAGACCCGCCGATCCAGCGATATGAATTCCGGTACCGGAAAGGTTGTTGATCTGTAGCTTGTTTACTGGGGCACTGGCTAGCAGAACCTTGTTGGGATGGTTCGATGCCTCGTTGGTGATTGCAAGGTTGATTGCGGTCACAAGGTCAGCGAAGGTGCTTACACCTGAAAGAGCTACTGTAGTTAGGGACGAGGAGGTCACACCAATTGAAAGCGTATGAGCAGTGTTGAAAACTGCCGCGCTTAGATCAGCGGAGCCAATAATGCGAGTAGGAGTGGCAGCCTTCCAACCCGGAGAACCAATAAGATACCATTCAGCAACAGTTCCAGCATCGGCTAGAAGGCTCACGCCCTCTGCTTTGATCTTCTGGTAAATGGAGTTGCTAGTGTCAGTTACCACGATCGCATAATCGCCCGCCACACCAATTGAAGGACTTGGGCGAGTTAGCGAAGCATCGTCTGGTGTTACGATCAGACCCAGTGCAGTCAATACGCTACCGGATGATGTACCAACAGCAAGCGCAGCACCATTGACCGCATCCATCTTGAGGTAGAACTTACCTGCAATCTTACTTGTCCGAGCTGTCACGCTTGGAATGGCTGCCGTGTTGATAGCGTTGACTACGCCCTGGAGCGTTGCGTTGGATGGAATAGCCACCGAAGTAGAATTGATAACCAGGTTACCCGAGGAAACAACCATGATATCTACCGCGGCATCAGCTACACCAGCAGAACCAGTGATGTTTTCTACGAGGTCAGCCTTGGCTTCTAGAGCCAACACAGTCTTGGCAAGCCAAGCCTGAGCTAGGTTCGCGTTGCCGTTGCTTTCGAAGACGCCCCACTGGGTGTTGCCGGTGTCAAGCCAGTAGGTTCCCGATACGGGTTCACCCACAGGGGCAGTCGCTGAAGGCGCCAGTTGACCGAAGTCAACATTGCCACGAACAACGTAGGCATTGTTCTTAACGCCTAGGTATTGATAAGCTGCATGGAGACCAAACTCGTTCAGCTCATAAGCGTGGACACTGGTACCGCCTCGGCTATAGAAGAGTGGGTTACCAAAGGTTTGCAGTAGTTCGCGTTGGCTAGTGATGCCGTAGAGCTTACCTGCGTTCTCAGGTAGAGTGCCATCAGCAACTCCCGAACCGCTTGGCTGCGTCTTGTAAGAATGAGTACCAATAATGAATAGTGGTACGGTTCCTTCACTAGCCGATGCGTAGAAGCTTTCGTCAGTTACGGTGACGCTTACTCCTGGAGAAGTTAGAGTGGTCATGTATTAACCCCTTTGCCTGAGCGATCGGTGTGGATCCTATGTATGTTATTTATCAGGACCCCGCTCGTTCAGACCCCTAAGGGGTAGGCACCACATACCCTCCTAGGACATTACGAATTGCCCATTTGCCAGTATGGCTGAGTTCACGTGTTCCTATACCAGTCCAAATACCAATAGGTTCGGGAGGTTGTTCATTGAGAACTTGCCAGTCACCTTGCCACTTCATCCATTGATCGAGGGTTTGATCGTAGAAATATAGTTTGCAGTTTTCCATGGGTTCACCATCAACGATGAATCTGTCCATATACATCTGCGTCGCCCAGGCGGTGCCGCCATGCACTTGCCCCTTGAGCATCAAGCCTACACCGTAGACACTCTCACTCCAGCGAACCT